TTGCATGTTCCTGATTTAGGCACAGCTAACGGGGAGGGTTGGGCAGCGGATCAAGCTCTGTCTTCCATTAATAGAGTTGTTATGGGCTGTGAAAACAGAGGTGGTGATTACACTACATCTAGTGAGGAGTGGATCGTAGGTCCTCAGTTGGATTCAGGGGCATCCGTTAGAGGTCTTTTGCTAGGGTTTAGTAGAGATCGGAGACTTACTAAGCAAGCTATTCCTAGTAATAATCCTGCTGACAACAATTTGGAGCATGGATTAGTCTTTCATATGAGTCCTACTCAATCTGTTAATACTAGTGGGATTACTTTTGTAACACCTTCCGCAAATCAATCTTACTGTTATGATGATAATACTACTGCTCCTAATGGGTTTTATGGTATTACTGTAGATTGTTCTACCGTTAATTCTGACGGTAGCTCTTTGGCTGATTGCTCTACTAATTTTGTTCAAGCTACTATTACAGTAGATTATGGCTTAGATGCAGTAGGTATTTACTTAAATGGGAAATTATTAAAATCTCAAAATATATATAAAACTTTTGGTACCAATGGACCCCCTAATTTACCTAGCATGACAGATACATCATCCTTTAGCTATGGTGTAAGGTATCCAAAGCTGACTAATACAAACCCCCTCCCCATTAATAAGTTGAACCTGTATGATTTTTGGTATTGGAATGGCCCACAGGTATCCATGAAGTCTTTTGATGTTAGTACTACCCCTTGGATTGTAGGAGGAGGGTTTACAGACGGAATGAATATGTCACAGTTATGGGATATTTATACTCCTGGGTCTAATGAGGGTATGAACTTTATGGGGGGTAAATGGGGTGGAAAGAAAAGTGGACTCCACGGGTATATCGGTAGTTTGAAACTATATAGTAAAGGAATCTCTTCTGCTGAAGTCTTAAAAAATTATGAAGCCCAACGTGGGTTCTTTGAAAATCTTCAATTATAATGGCAACTACTACTACACACACTAGCTATGGATCTCCTGTTAGCCTAGATATTAAAAAAGTATCTGCGTCTAAACAGAAAAAGAGAAGTGGGTTCCGTTATCCCTTAATTGGAGCCATACGGAGTGTCACAGGCAATCCTTCTTCTCTACAAGCTTCTAAGGGTCAGGGGGCTTACTTTAGCAAATGTTATGGAACAGAGTTAATTAGAAATAACTTAAGACAATTAATTTTATGTAATAAAGGGGAGAGAATTATGCTTCCTAATTATGGGATGTCTTTAGAGAAATATCTATTTGAACCCTTGGATGAGACTACTTTCTTTTTAATAAAGAATGCTATATTATCTACGCTTGCAACCTATTTTTCTATTGTACAGGTTATTAATATAAAAGTATTTGGCAATCCCAGGCCAGAGAAGGGAGATCAATTAATTGTTAAACTAACTCTTCAATTATTAGATGAATCCTTAGACGTATTTGATGTGGAGGTTACACTAGGATAATGGTATTTTCAGGAACAACAGAGACAGATTTTATGAAGCTTGGGGATATCCCCGATCTTAAGAAACAAGAGTATATTGATTATGCAGGTACTGATTTCTATCAGATTAGAGAGAATCTAATTTCTTACATCCAATCCGTATACCCTCTTGATTACCAAAATTTTTCAGAATCTGATTTGGGGATGATGTTGGTGGAGGTAGTAGCTTATATGGGTTCCGTATTGTCCTTGAAGGGGGATATGCTTGCTAATGAAAATTACTTAAGAACTGTAAAGGATAGGAATAATCTAGGTAAACTTCTAGAGTTAGTAGGGGTGGATATGCGGGGACCTCTAAGTGCTGCTGCTGGAGCAGTGTTGGAAACTACAAATACTATGACAGAGCCTAATTTTCCATTAAAAATTAAAGCGGCGAATAGAGTTTTTTCTATCATCGGTAAAGAAGATGGAGCCCCTGTAAATTATACTTTATGTAAAGTTGTAAATAATAAAATTCAGGATATTCAAGATGCGACTGCTGATTTTGTTCTGTATCAGAGTGAGACTTTAAATGGTGGAGAGGATGGAGCAAGTTCCATATTTACAAATGTTGGAATGTTGGAAGGATCTCTGTCTATTCAAGAAGGAGTCTTTGATACTTTAGAAGGGAATAAAATAATAGTTCTAACGGATGCTCCCATCATAGACGGAAGCATTCAAGTATACATTACTACTACTGACTCGACTCATGCTGCTAATGGGCCCTATACTCAAGTAAGTAGACTATTTTCTGCTTCGGGGGGAACAGATAAGATCTTCCAAGCTACTTATAATGATGGTTATGGGGTTACTATTCTATTCGGAGACAATGCTACAGGCATTTCCCCTCCTCCTGGCGCTCAGTTTACTGTAGTTTATAGAGTAGGGGGAGGAAGTCGTGGGAACATTGGTCAAGAGATGATTAATGTTACCACTGAGGCTTTCACTGCTAACTCCACCTATACTGATTCTATCTCCTTTGTTACGGAAAATAGAACTGCCGCTACAGGAGGGCAGGATGCTGAGACTGCTGCTCATGCTAAAAAGTATGCTCCTTACACTTTCAAGAGGCAAGATAGAGTAGTAACCTTAGAAGACTACATTGCTTTTGGAAATACCTTTAGAACGACTCAAGGTACAGTAGGAAAGACTACAGCAGTAACACGAGATGCTTATTCTTCTGCTAATGTTATTGATCTTTATACTCTAGAGAAGGCTGACAATTTGAGATTACAAAAAGCTTCAACTACTTTTAAAGAACAGCTATTATCTGAAATAGAACCTAAAAAAATGTTAACGGATGAAGTTGTAGTGGTGGATGGTTTGATTAGAACTTTAGATATAGTGATAACAGTTCGTATTGATAGAGAATTAGAGCCTAGACAGGCTGGGATAAAGCAGCAAGTAGCTAATATAATCCTGAACCATTTTAGTGTTGATAATTCTGATTTTGGTCTTCCTTTTGTGGCTTCTGAATTAAATAGAGAGATTTTTCGCCTCCCCCATGTACGCTTCTCTACTGTAGATAACCTTCCTGAGTTTACTCCAGTAGATTTCAATGAAATTATTCAATTGAATAACTTTACTATTAATGTTGTATTAGTTTAATGTCTAGACGGTATGTAAAAACATCAAAATTTAATAGCCTTGATCAGATAAAACCTGAGATTGTTGCTGTAGTAACAGCTAAGGATAATCTTCAGAGTGTGTCGGAAGATCAAGTTTACTTTAAAAGAAATTACTTAGATGCCATTAGGCAAATTATTCCTAAATTTTATTTTGATGATGAAAGAGTTATTAGTGGAACGCAGGTATCCTTTCCAAATCAACTAGTCAATTCCCACATACTGGCTAATAAAAATCAATCTACTATTCTTCCCATGTCGGGCTTAGTTTATGATAATTACTTATCATCACTTAATACTCCTAAAGGATTCGCTAAGTATTTTAGTAAGCAAACTCCTCCTGCACAGATTGATACGGATGATTTTGAAAGAAACATCCTAGTTCCTTTAGGGAAGTCTTTTAACAGTTTTACTACTAGTTCAGCATTTGCTAACTATATTAGTGGAACCTTCCTCCCTTCTATTCCTTTAGTCTGCGACGGTCATCACCCTGAGGAGAACTTAGCTACTCTAACAGCTAGTGCATTTTCTAATGATTCTTCAGGAACTTATAAATATTTAGTTAATAATCTAGGGTGGTTGTATTTCCTTAATAGGGTTGGTCCAAAGGCCACCTACGGATTTGACCCCTCTACGTCTATTGCTCCTTTGTTAGTTGATACTTTATGGCAAGGAAGATCGGTAGTTTTAGAAGACACCATAAATGTGTATCAAGAATACTTATGGAAGAATAAACAATGGTGGAGTGATGTTAGTGATGATATAATTCCTGTAGCTTATACATCAGCATTAGACACTCCTTCTGGTATTTATACCAGCGGTGTGCAGTTATTAGATAGACTTAAAACCCTAAATGCCGTGGTCTATTCCCCACATTACTTGGATAGCCCCGACACTTTTGTTAAAGATTCTTTTGACACTTATCTTAATACTTCCACAACCAGAGTTGAAGGAACTCTAATTACAGCTACCCAGGAAGCGGGTCCTCT